CGTAGATCCCGCCGCTCGTCTCCGTCTCGTAATCCGTAGAGCCAGGGACGGCTGTCAGGTCGACAACGTCGTCTCCTCGGACATAACGGATCGACACTCCGCCCGTCGAAGCGAGCGTCTGGAACGATTGGACTAGGATGTCGGCGATAATAGTCAAGGTCGTCACCGCTTCCGCTAACTCAAGAGAGCTTCAGTTTCCGATAGGCTGTCCGTGACAACAATCGGAATTCCGAAGGCCGAATCTGGGAACGCAGCAGGGGCACCACTCGGTGACGTTGCTGTCCGGGAAGCCTGCAATTGTTGCAAGCTCCGTCGGTTCATCGCCATGAAGCTCGGCCCGCGTCCTGCGGGGAACTTGCTGATCGCCTGAGAGATCAGGGCGTCAGATAGTCCCTTTCCGCTGTCCTCGGTGATGTTGCAGATCCGCCCGAGCGAATAAGCTCCGCCGACCTGGAGACCACACCAGGAGGTTATCGGGGTGTAGTACGCCGGGTAGGATCCAGTCGAGGATCCGGCGAACTTCTGGATCGTTGTCTCGCCGACATCGATCACGCCGTTCTGACCCCAGACCACATGAACGTCCGAGATCCCGGTATTGACCAGGTACACACTCGAGGCCGTGTCTGCTGTCGTTCCCGCCGCGTTGACGTTCATCGCTCCGCCGATGTGACCGGTCGTCTGGTCGGCCATCGCGTCGAAGCCGTTGGCGTTGTCACCGTTGAGGATCTCGTCCTCGGCTTTTGCCATCGCCGATCGAAGGTGATCGATAGCCTGGGTGCCGAGCATCGCAGACCATCCACGCTCGTCGCTCTGGGCGACCGCGACATCCACGCCGAAGGAGGCGTCGAGGATCGCCAGGGTGACCGTCACGGTCGAGTAAGTCCCGAGGTTCAGGTCTCGCCCGTCGTTCTCAGTCCGGAAGCCGGTCGTCGGATTTGCTGTCCGCTTGAGGTATTTGTAGGTATAACCGGCGATCGATCGCGCGGCTAAACGAGCCAGAACCGGCGCGTCGTCGAGGACGTCGCTGATGATCCCGACATCCAGATCGGAGTCGTTGAATTTAGTGACCTCTGCGGTCGTCATGAAGCTGTCAGCCATTGTCTAGTCCTTCCGTTCTTCTTGTTAGTGAGTAGTTATTCTTTTGAGTTGTCGAAGCGGGCCGCAAAAGCTGCCGCGCCGAGACTCCCGAGCTGATCCTTGTAACCGTTGATCTTCGCCATCCGCTCCGAATTCTCATCACCAGGAGCGACTGAGAAGTCCAGAGCCTCGGCCTCGCCGCGACTGACAGCCGCGAGCTGAGTCCGGAGCGTCTCGTTCTCCTCGCGGAGAGCGTCACGCTCTTCGATAACTCCGACCATGTGCCGATCCTGGGCTTCCGCGAAGCTCAGACCCTCGGCAAACCATTTGCCGCCATCAGCTCCGAAGGACTGAATGAAGCGACCGCATTCGCTCCGGGGATCCTCCTGAGCCATCTCGACGACAGCCAGTTCCTCTTCGGCGGTCTCTTCCTCGGCTGTCTCCAGGGCTTCCTCTTCGTCGGTTCCCTCGATCGCCTCGGTCACGACCTCCTCGACAGTCGGCTCGGCCTCGTCAGTCGATTCCTCGATGACAGCCTCCTCGACCTGATCGTCTTCCGTTTTTGCTTCTTCGATCATGTCTTCCTCTCCTGTTAAGATGTCGACGGCCACTAGAGGGCCGTCCTTAAATACCGTCGATTCTGTATTCTCGTCAGCCCCGTAAGGGCAGACAGCGCATCCGCGAAAAGGCCAGGTGCGAACAACGACACCAGGGCCGTCGAACTCGTAGCCGTTGACCGGGACGCTCTCGCCTTCGGAGACCTCCTCCAGCTTGAGGCCAGAGCCTCCGAAATTGATCGAAGCCTCGTAAGGGACGCCGAGGCTCCCCTTGTGCTGGATCTCTGCCGCCCTGTCGTCGTCTGTGAAGCTGACGAGCTGACCCGTCGCCTGGAGTCCCTCATCGGTCACCTCGAAGCCGTCCAGGTAGCCGATCACCTGGTCAGGATCGTGATTGTAATCCAGGACGATCCGCTCCTTGTGCTGGACGCCCGACATGTCGTGGACGATCCGCCCCCAGAACCAATGATCGATCGGCTGGCTCGAGCGAGCGAGCAGCTTCACGCGGCCCTGGGCGTCGTCGTGACTGAATCCGAACTCCCCCGCCTTGAGCGTGAGAGCTGCCTCAGGGACGTTCCGGCGTCTGTTCGTCTTGGTCTTCTTCGTCATCTGTATCTCCTGAGATGATGAGCTTGTCTGTTTCGACGGTGATCCCGGCGTCCTTGATGTACTGCTCCTCGCGGGCGAGCTGGTCGACGACATCCCGGAAGTCTCGTCCATGTCGCTCCTTGATCACCTGGCTCCTGGTCTTCAGACCGGAGGCGATCGCCAGAACGTCCCCTCTGACCTCCTTGGACGGATCCCACCAGGGCGTCCCGTCGTGAACCCACTCCCATTCAACCCCGGAGAGCTGCATCCCAGCGGGGAGGACGAGGTCTCCGTCCTGGATGAACAGCCCCAGCCGCCAGAGGGTGATCCTGTCGAGCAGCTCCCGGAGGGTCGCTCGTCGTGATTTACAGCTCTTCTCGTAATGAATCGCGGCGCTCTTGGCGCCGAAGAAGTTTGTAAAATTCTCACTGTAAAATGAGAATGGAATTCCAAGACTCTTCAGGGCGACCCCGATCATCGTCTCCATAAACGACTGAAACTCCTGGTGAGGAGACTTACTTTCGAGGAACTCAGCACGATCTCCGGGACTCAGGTCGAGCATAACCGGCCCCTTCCCGAAGTCGACATCATAACCGGCATCGTCGCCGCCATCGGTGACCCCGAACTCGTCCGGATTCTCACGATAGAACGCGAGGCCGAAGAGCTGCGAGACCTTCATCTTCGCCAGGGCGTACTCCGCCCCCTCGTAGACGTCCCGGAAGGCGTTGATCGCCGAGGCCATCGGGCTGACTCCCCGGATCTGGTCGAAGCGGTCGAAGTATCCGAGCTGATAGACGTTCCCGGCCCTGACCGTCCGGGCGAATTCGTACCCCCCGGAGGCTGTGCGGTTATGGATCGCGATCGACTGGAGGCGTCCTCCCTTGCTGACCTTGCAGCCGTGGATCAGGCCGTCGTCGCTCGAGCTGTTTCCCATCGCGTCAGTTCTCACGCGATCCGACTCGATCGCCTGGAGGTGACCGCTGGACATCTTGACCAGGAAGACATCCCCGTCGACGACCCGCCGCTCCTCGCACATCCGGATGAGCTGGCAGAATGAGTGACGCCCAGAGACGTCACAGTTCAGCGGTCGCTCGTACCAGTGCATCAGATCATGAAGCTGGCGGTCGAGTTCGTCGTCTCCTGTCCTCGGCTGGAAGCTGAAGGAGGAGTTATAGTCGAGGTGCCGCTTGACGGCCCATTGTGCGATTGAGAAGTTCTGGACGATGTCCCTGGTCGAGCTGACCAGCCGCTTCCGCTTCGTCGGTGTGAGGATATGGTCGACGCTCTTGAGCCGCGTCGAGGGGTTCCTCCGCTTCGTGTCCGACTCCGATGAGTCATAAGCCAGAGAGGTCGGCTCTTTTCGAGGAGCCGCCTTCTTCTTCCTGGTCGTTCTCTTCTTCGTCCTGGTCGCCATCAGTCCAGCTTGATCCTCATCTTCAGGGGTCGACTTCCAGTCTCCGCTCCGACTCGTCTCTTCCAATAATTCAATTCTGAGATCGCTTGTTGACGATTGAAGCTGGTCGTGAAGCCGTCCACGCTGACGGAGTTGACGCCGATGTTATTCTTGAGAGCCGCCTCGAACAGCGCGACCATCCTGGCCGCGTGAGTGAGGGGAACAGATACAGCGTCGGCGTTAGTTATGCTCTGAACCATGCCCTCGAATTATCGACATCCCGCCCCAGGGAGGACAGCGGAAAACGGGGAATCTATTCACGATGTGATTAGATTCTCGGGAAGCCCCTCGCCGCTAGTGTAAGATGATCGGGCCTCGAGTTTCATGGAGGAGACCGACTTGGCGAAGATCCTGGTGATCGGGGACACTCACGCCCCGGCGATGCTCCCCGGCTACGTTGACTTCCTGGTGGGAGTCCGGAAGAAGTACAAGACGACCCAGACGATCCACATCGGCGACGTCGTCGACTTCGCAGCGATCTCATTCCATGAGAAGAACCCAGCCTCCCCAGCCCCTGGTGATGAGTATCGCCTCGCCCTCGAGCAGGTGACCCAGATCCGGCGAGCCTTCCCGACCGTGACGGTCATGACCGGGAACCACGACGCCCTCCCCCGCCGTCAGGCCAGGGCTGTCGGGATCCCGCTGGAGATGATCCGATCCCATTCTCAAATCTGGGAAACGCCCCGCTGGGACTGGCGTCCCAGGTTCACGACCGTCGAGATCGAGGGCGTCAAGTACGCTCACGGGGACAGGGGAAAAGGGGGCCAGCTCGCCGCCCTGAAGAACGCGAAGGAGGCGTTCTCGTCCTGGGTTCAGGGCCACCATCACAGCCAGGCCGGTGTCCAGTATTTCGCGAACGGGGATTCTCTGATCTTCGGGATGTCGGTCGGCTGTGGCATTGATCGAGACGTCGCCGCGATGGATTACGGTCTCAAGTTCTCCGCGAAGCCAGTCGTCGGCTGTGGCGTCGTCCTGGACGGTCGCCTCGGAATCTTCGAGCCGATGAGCCTCTGAGCTGAAAACCGCGAATAATTCCGGTCAGAATCTCGAAATAATTCCAGAGGCTCTGGAACCCCT